GTCGCTCAGATCACCGCGCGGGCTGGTCTGACCGAGACCTTTGAGCCCGTCCCCAACCTGTAGGAGAAGCACCACCATGGCACAGCCCAAAGTCCGCAAGTTCGCAGGCGATCTGCGTTTCTGGGAGCACGGCGCGAACGGCGCCCGCATTCCCGTCATCCCGGAGCCGGCTGACAAGTTCGGCAACCAGCCGCTGGAACAATCGTCGCTGACGTTCAGCTACGAAGCTGGCGACTCGGTGGAGATCAAGAGCAAGCGCCGCGACGCGCGCTATCAGCAGATCATCCACAAGGATTCCAACCCTGGTGTCACCAGTGTCTCGATCACCGCGCTGGAAGTTCCGCCGGCCATCCTGGCCCGCATGCTGTACGGCACGCTTGTGGCCACCCAGGTCGCCGCCGGCACCGCAACCGACATTTCCGTGACCGTGGGTAGCGCGGACACGCCTGTGAAGCTGCCGCACAACTTCCTTCTGGCCGACCCCGAACCGACGTTCAAGAAGGGCGCGGTCGACCTGGTCAAGGGCACGGATTACACCCTCGACTCGGCGCATGGCCTGCTGATCCCGAAATCCAGCGGCCAGCTGCAGGCGGGCGATACCGTCGTGGCGAACTACAAGTACGACGCATACCTGGAAACCGCCATCAGCGGCGGCACCACGCCGAGCAAGTCCTTCCAGATCCTGGGCGATATGCAGGACCGCATTAGCGGCGACGAGGGGCTGCTGACCATCCCGAACGTCGACCTGACCGTGGACGGCGACGTGGACTGGTTCAGCGATGAGCCGATCCAGGTGACCCTGACCGGCCCGGTGATCTTCCAGGCCGGCGAGGCCGATCTCTACACGTTCAAGATCGCAGCGCAGTCGGCGGGCTGAACGAGCTGTTGCCTTCGGCAAAGGGAGGGCGCCCGAACGGCGCCCTCCAAGCATGAATCAGGAACGTTCAGTGGCTTCCAATCGCAACAACAACCTGCTCAAGTACTACGTCAGCGGCCGGCGGGCAAAGGGCTTCCACGGCCTCACCGACCTGGCTGGCGGCGTGCTGAACCGGTACGACCTGTCGGTTCAGCGCGCCTTTGTTGGGCTGCAGCGCCGGGCTGGGCCGGCCACTGCACAGGAGGTGCGCGCCTCCTACAACATCCGGGCCTCGGCTCTGCGCGGTAAGTACCGAGTGGAGACAGGGGAGCGAGGCTACAGCACCGGCAAGCGAGGCAAGGATGATTTCCTCTCCATCTGGGCAAGTACGCGGCAGATTTCGCTGATCGAGTTCGGTGGTCGTTGGGCCGGCCGTAAGTCCAAAGGCGCGACAGCCAGCATTGGCCTGGGCGAATCGAAGACCTACGACGGTGCCTTCATAGCCACAATCAAGGGTCGCAGGGCCATCCGAGTTCGCAGCTGGGATCGGGCGCAGCAGAAGCGCCACGGCCGTGGCCCGGTGCGCATCCTGCGTGGACCCAGCCCGTTCGAGATGCTCTCCGGTGCTGATGGCAATAGTCGGGCCCTAGCGGCGCGGCGTCGCCTGATCGACCGTTTCCACACCACCTATCTGACTGAGTTGCGCCGTCAATGGCGCGTCAACGGAAACACCAATGGCTGATCGGCTGGAAGAAGCAATCCGCGTTGTCATCGAAACTCGGGGCCGCGAGGGTGTGGATGAACTGCGCGCGGCGTTCGATGGTCTGGGTGACGTATCGGTCGAGACGGCTGGGAAAGCCTCGAAGCTTATGGACTCGCTGACCGGCCTGAACGCAGCAGCTGCGAAGGCGGATGCGTACGACGGGATGCTGGCAAACCTTGCCGAGCTGGAGCAGCAGTTTGACGCCAACCAGAAAGCCGCGCTGGCTCTCAGCCTCGGAATCGGCGAGATGGAGAAGCCCTCTCGCGAGGTGCTGGCTGCCCAGCGTGAGCTGCGCAAGGAGGGCGAGCGCCTGCAGAAGGCGCTCCATGAACAGTGGGATGCTGTCGCCAAGGCCGATAGCGAGCTGTCCTCGCTGGGCGTCAATACCGCCAACCTGGCCGACCACCAGCAGCGTCTGCGGGTCGAGGCGACCCGTAGTGCAGCAGCACTCAGTGAGCAGGCCCGAGCCGCAGCGGCTGAGGCCGAGGCGGGGCGTCGGCGCAAACTGCAGATCGAGGAGGGCGACGCTGCCTTCCGCAAGCAGGCCAGTACCAGCAAGGCGGCGGCAAAGGCGTTGGCCGATTACCGGGAGCGCGCTGATGACGCCGCAGCCGGCAGCGGTGACCTGGCATCGGCCACCGAGAGCACTGTTAGCTGGTTTGGCAGGCTCAAGGCGGTAGCCGCTGGCGCGATTGCATTTGTCGGTCTGAACCGAGTGGTCGATGGCATCAAGGCCATCGTGAAGGAAGGCAGCGACGCTGAGCAGGAACTGGCTCAGTTGGAAGCGGCCTTACACGCCACGGGTCGCACCAGTGAGTTCACAGCCCAGAGCCTGGCCGCCATGCGCCAGCAGCTGCAGAGTGGGCTGTTCGACGATGGGCAGATCAGCGCCGCCCAGGTGCGCTTGCTGTCCTACACCAACATCGTGGGCGAGCAGTTCCCTGCGGCGATGCAGATCACCATCGACCAGGCCCAGCGGCTGGGCATGTCGCTGGAGCAGTCTGCCGAGGTCGTAGGCAAGGCTCTGCAGACGCCGTCGAAGGCAATGGAGAGCCTGAGCAAGCAGGGCTTCACGCTGGATGACAGCCAGAAGTCGCTGATCAAGAGCTTGGAGGCTACTGGGCAGGTGGCGGAGGCGCAGGCCGTCATCCTCGACCTGCTGGCAGAATCCTATGGCGGCGCGGCCGCCGCCGCGAAGGTTGGCACCATCGCCGGTCTGTGGAAGACGGCCACCGATCGCTTCAAGGACTGGAAACAGGAAGTCGCCGACCAAGGCGTGCTGACCTATTTCAAGGAACAGCTCACCACCCTGCTGACCACGCTGGATCGACTGGCCGCCGACGGCAGCCTGTCCCGCTGGGCCAAGCGGACCGCCCAGGCCATCATCACCACCGGAGAGGCGGTGAAGGGCGCGACGCAGTGGGTTGTAGACCATGCTCGTGTGATCGGCCTGATGGCAGCTGCGTATGCGCAGTTCAAGCTGGTCGGCGCGCTCTTGCAGCTGAACGCGTGGCGCGTGGCGCTGCTTGCCACGACGCGGGCTCAGTTGGCGAACAACGCCGCAGTGGCTGCAGGGAGCACGGGACTCGGCCGTTTCGGAGCACTTCTGCGCGGTCTACCGAAGGCAGTGCCGGTTGCAGTGACACTGCTAGGTTTGGAAGCTGCCATTGGTGGTCTGGACGTACTGAAAACCGTCGCGCAAGACATCTGGAAGCAGCACGATCCAGCGCTGAAGAAGGCCGGCGAGGCCCAACGTGCGTACGTCAGCCAGGTGCGGGATTCGGCGCTAGAGCTTCGACGCCAGGCACTCTCATTCGTCTCCTATCGCGAGGTCGTAGTTAAGACTGCGGAGGAGGTGACCCGGATGGGCGCGGCTGAGCGCGAAGTCTATGCCGCCCGCCTGGCCGGGCTTGAGCAGTACCTGACTGCGCAGGAAGGTTTCTTGTTGATGCAGCAGAAGGCGGGCGTGGCAACCGCCGCACAGCTGCAAGAGTTGGGTCTTGTCACGCAGCAGCTGCTCAACGTTTCGACCGGCTATGCGGCGCTATCGCGTGGTGTAAACCTGGCGGCCGATGCTATCCGTAATGGCATCGGTGGGGCAGCACAGCTGGTCGTCGACCAACTGCAAGGCATTGACCGCAATGCGCGCCTGGCAACCGAGTCCATAGCGAAGATCCTGCAGGGTCTGAACTATGCCGATACAGGAAGCCTGGAAGCGGTCGGCGCGGCTCTTGGATTCATCGCTTCGCAAGGCGCGGCAGCCGAGCGAAACGTTCGCGACGGATTGCTTGAGTCTCTTCAGCGTCTGTCCGGCGAGGAACTGGCGCGATTCCAGGCAGCAGCTCAAGCAGCGTTCGAATCGCTTCCGCAAGGTGCTGCAAACTCCGCAGCAGTGTTGGAAACTACGCTGCTGTCTGCGATGGAAAAGCTGGGGGTCTCCGCCTCCCGGCTTGGTGTGGCGTTCACTGGTGTTGGTAGGGATGCGATCGCTGCATTCGGCGCAGTTGCGGAGAGTGCGGTGTCTACCAGCTCCCAGATCGAGGACGCGTTCAAAGCGGCTCTCGGAAAAGTTTCTACGTTGGATGAGGCGCGCACGCTCGGCGCACTGCTTGAAGCTGCGGGACGACAGGGCAAGATCGGATTCGACGCAGCTGAGCGATCTGCGGCGGCGCTGAATGCACGGCTTCGTGACATCCAGGTCTCGCTGGACCCCTTGGCGGACGAGTTTGCGAGACTTGGTATTCAGTCGCAGCAGTCGCTTAACGCGGCGCGTGATTCTGCCAAGGCGGCGTTCGAAGCTATTCAGCGTGGTGCATCGCAAGGAAAAGCAAGTATCGAGGACGTGCGACGGGCGTTCGATGCGTACGCCACCGCCGCCCGGGCCGCAGTCGCGGACAGCGACGACTGGAAGCGAAAGCAGGTTGACTCTCAGCTTGAGGTGCAGGGTTCGGTTCTGCAAACCGGGCAGCACATGAAGGATCTGGGTGCCACCGGGCAGACCGCAATGCACCAGGTTCAGTCTGGTGCTCAGTCGGGCACCCAGGCCATGAGCCAGCTGACGCAGACGACCGCAGCGGCTGGTGGCGAGATGGAGGGCCTTGGCAAAAGCGCGGAGCGCAGCGGCCAGCAGCTGCAGAAGGCAGGCCAGGCTGCACAAGGCATGGCATTCAGCATCGGCGAGGTGTCCGACGCCGCACTAAGCGCCATGCGCAACCTCAGCGGACCGAATCCACTGCAGCAGTTCGCAAATGCGCTGAACAAGGTCACAAGCCAAAGGAAGCAGCTGGCCGAGTACAAGAAAGAGCTGGAGGGACTGGCCAACGCGCAGGATGAATTCTCTTCTGCCGCAGCTAGTCGATTGGAGGGGCAGTACGACTACCTTGGAAAGCAGGAGATCGCAGAGGTTGCTGCTCTCGAAGCTCAGGTGGCGCGGAAGCGCGCGGAAGAGGATCGAGCGGCTGCAGAGGAGATGGCTGAGCGTCGCCGGTCGATTGAGGCGGCGGCAGAAGCCCAGGCCAAGCTCGACGCCGAGCGCATTGGCGAGCGGGGCAAGAATGAGCAGGTCCTGGTGATCGACTGGAAGTCCCCAAGCAAAGAGGTCGTCGCCGGGGCTACCGCAGCCGAACAGCAACAAGCCGAACGCATCGCGAACATGGTTGCGCCGCTGGTGCTCCGTAAAGTTCAGCAGAGCCGATCCGTGTCTGTGCGGGGGAGGCGCTGATGTCGCGCATCATTCTGGGAGGCATCGACCTTCCTGCCGATCTCCAGTGGACCGATGAGTTCACCGCCTGGCGTATCGGTCAGCAAGCGCGCACGAGCTTGACCGGTGCGTTGATCGTTCAGGAATCTGCGCGACAGGCTGGACGCCCGATTACTTTGAAAACTTCGCGTGATGGGACGGCTTACGTTGGAGTGGTGGACCTTCCAACCCTCAGAGCCCTTCAGGAAAGCGAAAGCGAGGCGCGCCTGGCGCCCATCAATCTCATCATGCCCGCGCACAACGGCGGGGA